TGTAATACTCCTGGACTTCCTTTGGAGTTGCTAATCTAAAGCCCTCCTCCTTATCAAAAATTTTCTGAGCATCAGCTTTATGCATTGCTACAAATGGGTGTTCTTTTGTAAACGTATAACCCATAATATCATACCTAAAGTTATCTCTGGTCATTCTTACTAATACTGTATCTTCTGGCTGTTCCGCCTTTGGATCGAACTTAGGCAAGACTTCTACTGACATATCTTCTTCGTCTTCTTCCATCTTCTCAATGGTCTTGTTATATACAGACCACGTTACGCCTTCTTCTGCGAGGGCGGCAATAATATCGGCTTTATTTTTTAGCCCATCGGTATCAACTGCAAAGTCTTCTGCAATCTTTTTTAGTTCTGAAACCTTCAATGTCTCAAATGACATGTAAATCTCCTATTTCTACTCTAAACAATTATAGCATTACTAAATTAAAATGAAAAGCCCCCAAAAATTAATTTAGGGGCTTTTCCAGCTGGTTAGCAATAATTAAATTATGATGCTACCTTAACGTTCTTAACAACGACCCAAGCGTCTGCCTGCTCGATTTGAACACCAACACGAGTATACATTGTGTACTCGATTGAGTCCTTACGTGGCCAGAAGAAGCGGTATACGGTTACGTCACGCTTGATACCAATAACTACGTTATTTGGGAATGTCAAGTGGATATCTCCGTGGTTTCCTGTCTCTCCTGTGTAATCGCCATCTTGTGCTTCAGGAAGTAGTGGCACTTCAACAATCGGAATACCGAATGCGAATGGTGCTACGTAACCTGCTGGACCACCTAGTGGCTGTACGCCTTGTCCACGGATTACGCTTGAAGCGATATCCTGTGGAATTGTGTTGTTTGTTCCAATGCTGTTGGCATATAGGAAGTCTTGGATTAGGTTTGAGCCTGCCAAGAAGCGAAGGTCTGCACGACGTTGCTTGTACTTACGTGGAAGTGCCTTAAGGGCGCTGTTAAATACAGCACGGCTTACCGCAGCTCCAGCAGCGTCAACTACGTGACCTGATGCCTTTGCCTTCTTTACAACACCATCAAACGCCTTGTATAGGTTGTCTGATGATAGTGATGTATTTCCATTAAGGACTACATCTTCAATGTCGTTACCTGCCTGTGTTGCCATCATGCGGGCAATATGATCTTCAAGATCAGCACCTTCAATATTGTCTTCTAGAGACTCAGTTGAAAGTTCCCAATCTAGACGAAGCTTCTTTGTTGTTAGAGAGATCTTTGAGAAAGTAACTGCTGCGTTTGACGCATCGTTATCTCCTTCAGTTGCGAGCTTCATAAGTTTCTCGCCTACTGACATACGATCAATCTCAGTAGTATCTGCTCTCATTCGGACAGTACGTGCGACCTTACCGATTACGGTAGCGTCGAACATGTAGTCCAGGAAGCGAGCTGATTGTTCTGCGTTGAGAAGACCACCGTTGCCAGCTTCGCTGCCAACATGTACGCCTGCTCCACCAGTTGTTGAAGCAAAAGTGCCAGTGGCTGTTGTGCCTACTGCAATTGCTTTTTCTAATGTTTCATTGCTCATTGTATATTTTCACCTACCTTTTTAGTTAAAAATTTCATTTACGGAACCGAGGAAAGAACCGTTCCACTTTGATTTTTTGATTGTTACTTCCTGAGACCCGCCAAGGTCCGAGGACTTCTTAATTGCAGTCTCTGATTCTACTGCATCGACACGCTTCTCTACGCCATCAATCGTGTTCTTGATATTTTCTACAGCCTTTGAGAGTGCTGCATGTTGTTCTGCCAATTCTGAAATTCGACCATCTACGCTCTTGCTGAACGTTTCAACTGTATCTTTAATAGCTGAAACTTGTGCGGCATTTGCTTCTGAAGCCTTATTCAATGTCTCTGAGAAAAATCCCTTAAGATCGCCAAGCATCTTTGCAAAATCAGGTTCATCAACCATAACTTCTGATACGTCGGCTGCTTTTTCTAGAGTTTCGGCAGGAGCGTCTGTTGATTCTGCTGGTGAGTCTGCAACTGCTGGTGCTTCTTCAGCAACAACTGGTGCTTCTTCAACAGGAGTTTCTACTGCAGTCTCTTCGACTGCTACTGTTTCTGTATTTTCTGACACTTCATTACCTCCTTCTATGTCTGCCTGTTTTGCAATTTGTGTTTCAGGCAAGGACAATCTTGATCTTTTATGTAAATCAAGAATCTTATCTATTTCTTTTGCTTTGTTAACATCGTTTGATTCTACCCAACCGATCAATGTTGCAGGCTTACCTGTAACTGGAGAATCGTATGATGACTCTGTTGATACAAATACCGAATCGCTATCTGCACAATAAAAAATATTTTCTGCTACAACTTCTGTTGCCATTCCTTTAAATACTAGCTGACCGTTCATCTTCTGAACAGACAAGATGTTGCATAGCTCATTTGCTGGTGAGTCAACTACTGACAACTCCATCAATGAGTATTCTTTAATAAATCTAACTGGCTTACCAGTTGACTTGTTAACTTCGTTTTCTGATTCCTTAATCTTTCCGCCGATTGAGAATCCTGCTAGAGTGCCATCAAGAATCTTTTCCCAAGTATCCTGTGCGCCCTTTGAGATGTATGCGTCTACATAAACTCCATTGTAAAATTCTTTTGTTGTTGGATCATAAAATGTTTCTGGCTTAAATGAAACCATTTTGCCAACTGCATTTGATCCGTGCATCTCACGAATGTTTCCACGGAAACTTTCGAATGCTTTTAGACTTGCTTCAGCAGTAACAACATCACCAGTCTGATCAAGATTGTCTAAAGTTGCAAATCCTGAGACTGTTCTTTTTTCACGGTTGACTTTAGTGAATGGCACGGATAATGTAATATTATCGCCATGCGAAGACCAAAGTGATTTCTCAATGTTCATATGCTTAATTTTATAACGTTATTGTATATAAGGCAAATAATGGTTGAGTAGGGTCAGTCGACTTGTCTTCCGTCTCCTTGAGCATTTCTGCCCTCCCCAGAATTATCTGGAGAATTTGCAGACCTTTCAGAATCTCTAGTTCTGGTCTTTCCTGCCTGTGCTCTAACCTCTGCCTGCTCCTGTGGTTTTAATTGAACGACTTTATCTCCGCCATCAAGTGGGACCATGCCCATTCTAATTCTAACCTCATTTGGAGTAATTACCTGCATCCTCAAATATCGCTCATCGATCTTTGACTGAGTATCTTCATCGGTCAAAGTAAGCTCATTAAATTTAAGAAGAAGGGCATCTGTCATTTCTTCAATAATCTTATTTAATTTCTTTTCCAAATTCATTTGGGCTGGACGACATACTTGCTCTCTAAATGTCTTATCGGCATCTCTAGCCACCGCCAAATTAACTCCTTCTGGAGTTCCAATTTTATTAATTGGGACACGGTGAGACAATAGAATTTCATCTCTATTAGATTTACGATACACGTTAAATGAAGACTCTTGAGTTCCTGCCTCAATTGGCTCCATCTTAAATTCAACCTTTGAGTCTGGTGAATCTGGCGGGAGAGGAATATACAAAGATCTGTGATTCTTTCCTCTGAGTCCGACCTGGAAAAATTCAAGCAATTTACGCTCTGACTCTGTTGATAGCTTAGCGCCCTTTACAGTAATAATATATCTTGGGACCGCCTTGTTCTCAAAGTAGTCAAGGTTATACTTGCCAGCAAACTCGTTTCCAGCCATAGCATTTGAAGATGCTACGATATCTGGAATACCGTAGTAGTTATTTGTTGGAGTATACTTCTTTAAATGAATAATCTCATTTGGTCTTTCTAGTCCGCCATCAATCGGATTTGGTGTCTCTTGATCTCCGAAGTTGCGGAAATATACGGCCTTGCCGTAGAGTAGTTGAATAAAGCCATCACGCAAGCGACGCACACGCATAGTCTTTGCTGGGATATGTCCGATGTATCCGATTTTACCAGCAGAGGTTCTACCTATTTCAATATAACCATTTCCTGTAGCCTCAACATCTGTGTAAGCCTTAATGAGTGTTTCTGTAAATGTTTCTTCTTCGTTGCACTGTTCTAGCCACTCATATAAATCTTGACGAAGTCTATTTAGCTTTCTACGTGCACGATCTAAAGACTTATCGTCTGTAATATTATCAAAGGCTTCTTGTGTTTTGCGAGTCTCAATAAAATCGTGTCCTAGTCCTACGATATTAGAAACCTTAGCATTAATAGCTGAATAGTTGTATGGAGAAATTTCATAAATAGTTGAAAGATAATCTAGGTTGTATGGCGGTTCAATAAGGTCGAACATTGCATAGCCAGTAATTGCTTGTGCGAGTAGGTTCTGCTGTGTTTCTGTTCCTTCGATTCCCTGAAATCTCTTTTGAAGATCACGATTCATTTTACGACGGAATGATGCACCAAGACCAGATACCTTTGTCAGGTCTTCTCCACTAATCTTAAATGGATCAGTTGTCTTTGACTCTACTGGAGTATTAAACTTCATCCAGTCCGCCACGTTTGAGATTGCTATATCTTGTGAATCGTTGTCTTCTTCGTATCTAATCATTATTGTCCCTTTGCCCTTATGTTCTTTAATTCATCCTTATAGTTACCAATATCCATCGGATCTGGAACTAGACCCCACTTAAGTCTTGACTGCTGTTCCTCGAACTCTTCGTCTGTGATCTTTCGACGGGCGCTAAGAAACTTAGGCTGTCCCTCATAGATACCAAAGTTTCTAACCTCTTTTGCGAGGGCTTCAATTCTAGACTTATTATTCTTTTTAGAAGTAATAGACAGATAGTTGCCTTCATCATCGCCAATCCATCGGCCATCTGGCATTTCCCAGACATATATTCCAAGAGTAGATTCCTCTTCGAGCACCTTTGTATTAATCTTATTGATATCCATAGAGTTT